GACTTGATTCATTATGGGAACTATACCGGCAGACCGGTAACCTTCACAGAACTCAAGAAACGGCAGGGTGGGAAGTGAAATATCTTCTCACCCTTGACTAAACACAAATTTATTACTTATAATCTACACATGGATTCCAAATCACTTGAAAGATTTAACTTTATCTTATCTAAACCTATTAACGCACTATCACAAGATGAAATCTCCTTCTTAAAAGCAAGGAGAGATGCACTAAACCCTATTCAAAGAGAGTTTTATGCAGAAGTTTTAGGTGAATCCGTAGTTGTTCCGGTTGTAGAAGAAGAATCTTCCGAACCAAAAAAGACTACAAGAAAAAAAGTAACAAAATAACTAACTCCGGTTACGCCGGAACTGTTGAAAGGAAATTATGGACAATAGAAATAGAGAGTTTGATTTGTCATCTATAGACGAACCAATAGTAGAAAATGAAACACAAATTGAAAACAACAACGAAGAATATTCAGAAGAAAATTCTGAAGATTTGGAAAGTAATTTTGATAATAATCAAGCAAACATTACTAATATCCCAAGCAATAATCAAAGACCTGAAGAAGAAATAGACTACAAAGACAAGTTTGTTGAATCTACAAGAGAAGCATCAGCACTATATTTCAAAAATCAGAAGTTAAATCAAGTTATTGAAGAAGCAGCAAACATTGCTGAACCTACACTTGATGAAATGAGAGAGTATGCAAGAACAAAAAAAGCAGATTATGACGATTTAGATGAGTTTTCTCAAAATGTTTTAATGACTAACTACATCAATGAGAAAAGATTTGAAAAAATACTTAATGTCGCACAGGAATCAAAGCAAATTGACGCTTGGGCAACCAAAGTAGATTCATTTATTGAAGATGCAGTTGATAATTCTAAATACCCATCACTTAATTCACTTGGAGCAGACTTCAAAAAGTTTGCTATGAAGGAATCAAGAAGGGGAGTAGATTTAGATGACCTTGTTGCATCCTTCTTATTCAGTGCCGAAAGAAGCATTAAACAAGCACCAAAGAAGTCAGTTCTTTTATCCGGTGGTAATTCTACTGCAGCACCAATTAAGTCTGCAGGTATAAGTGATGCACAAGCAGCATTTATTAGAGAAAACGACCCTAAAGAATACAGACGACTAATTAAATCCGGTCAAATTAACATAGAATTATAGAATTACTTGACATTAAATAAGATGTTCAATTATTATTGAAATAGTAATTCAAACTAACCCTGCATAACAGGACAGTTTAATTGAATTTAGAAAATAAGTATAAATTTAATTGAAAGGTATTGTTATGGCAACATATCCAAACAAACTTATAGAAGCATTTGCATCACAAGCATTAAAAGTGTTCTATATGAAATCTGTTTCAGATGCTATTACAAACAGCGATTACGAAGGTCAAATTAAAGATACTTCATCAATCCTTAATGTTTTAACATTTGGAAAACTATCTGCTCAAAACTACACCGGTGCTGATATGACTGCACAAGATTTAACAGAATCTAATGCACAGTTAATCACAGACCAAAAAAAGTATTTCTATTTCAAGGTTAAAGATTGGGACACATTTAGGTCTTATATCAAAAATCCTGAAAACACAATCGTTGAACAAGTAGGAAACGAAATTAAAAAAGTCGTTGATACTTTTGTTCTAGGATTTGTTTCTGATGTTGCTGCAGGAAACAGAATCGGAACTGATTACACAACCGGAACTGTAGAAATTGCTGCTACAACAGGTGCAGTTACAGGAACAGGAACAACCTTTACTTCTGCAATGGTAGGAAAAGGATTCAAAGCAGCAGGACAATCAAAATGGTATAGAGTTAAAACTTTTACTGATGCAACACATATCGTAATTGAAAATGATGTTGATGATTTAGGTTTTGCTGACCCATTTACAGGAGCACCTGTAACAGTTGGTGGTTATGACGGTGGAGCAATCGCTGCAGGAGCAACCTACATTGTTCAAGCAAATACTGCTTTAACTGTAACTAAATCCACAATTTTCCAATACATGACACAAGCAGCAGCAACTTTAACAAATGCTGAAATTCCTTACGACAACAGATTCATGGTAGTCCCTGCTGACATTGCTGCTTTAATTAGACAAGCACCTGAATTTATTTCTCAAGGAACTGAATCCGGTAGAACAGCAGTTCTAAACGGTATGTTAAGTGGTCAATTCGCAGGATTCAATGTCTATGAAGTTTCAGACGACAGAATCACAGGAAACGCTACTGACGGATACAGATGTCTAGGTGGTCATAAATCTGCAATCTGTTTTGCTATGGGACTTGTAAGAAATCAAGTTGAGCAAGACATCATTGGTAACTTCGGTAAAGCATATAAATCTTTATATGTTTATGGAGCAAAAGTTGCTGATGAAAGAAGAAAAGCATTGGTAGAATTATTTATCAAAGCATAACTTCTCGCTAACCTGCCACTCCTATACTGTATGGAGTGGTGGGTAGCACCAATCGTATTTAAGAATTTTAGAAGGGTATAAATGGCAACATTTACTTGGTATTTACAAGGAACATCACCAACAACCATTGACGCTACTGACTATGTTCAGTTTGCTGCAGCAACATTTAATTCACCAATAACCGTTGGTTCTTTTAATGATACAACTCATGTTGAAACATCAGTTGGTGGAGATAAATCTTCCGGTAATACTCCTAAAAATTCTAAATACCTAACATCTTCTACAGTTTCTATCAGTGGTGGTGCTTCGCAGAACTTAAACACAGTTACAACTGCAAACTCACCATTAAAAATTAACTTTTCACATGGAACTTCAGTTCAAACTACTGCAGCAGTTTTCTATGCTTATGATGGAACAACTACAACAGCAGTGCCAACTGAAATTACTTATTACGCAGCAGAACAAGGAGATTCAACTTGGACAGCAGCAGAAGGAAGTGCAGCAGCAGTTTCATTAAATGACCAAGCAGCATCTACTTCACACGATTTCTATATCCTAACAAGTGCTTCACCTGACACAGTAGGTCTTAAAACAGCATTTAGATTAAGAATAGAATTAACATATTTCTAAATTAGTAGGCGAGTAACGACTACAACTTAAATTAAAAATAGGCAAAAGACTATGGAACACAATGTTAAATGGCAAGTATCATTAAATAACGGTGAAACCTTATATGAAGGTAAAGGTAACTTTATTGAAGTAGAGGGCGAACTATCAGCATGGAACAAGATGATTCAGTATGTAACTGAAAACAATCTTGAAATCACATCATTATCTTTATACACAAATTCCGGACAAAGATGGAACTTACCTTCAAAAGGTGGGAATCCAAAGTTTAGAGCATTTGATATTGCTCAAAAACCATTTAAGTTGCAACTTGAAAGAGTTCAAGGCATGGATTGGGATGACCAAAACAATCCGGATATTTATACAACTATCAATGCTTTTTATGATTATGAAGGAGTAATCTACAAACTGTCCATTTGGGTTGATGAAAAAAACACCAATAACACTTGGACTTTATTTACTAAACAGTAATGGCAGACCAAAAGTTATCGGCATTAACAGCAGCATCAAACGCAGCAGAATCAGATGATTTATACCTTGTTACTGATACTACTACTTCACCTACTTCAAAGAAAATAAGTTTTAATAATCTACAGACTTCATTTACAAACATATCGCTTGATTCAGCACAATTTGATGTAACAAACACCACTTTACCGGTAGAAGGTCAAGTTGCTTACAACGCAACTGACGCTAACCTTAAACTTGGTCTTGCCGGTGGTAATGTTCAAGTTGCTTTAGGTCAGGAGTTAGTCCTACCAAAAAGAGTTAGAAACGAAAGTGGAACTACAATGACAAAAGGAACTATTGTTTATATTTCCGGAGTTAATGGAAACACCCCACTTATATCAAGAGCATTAGCATCATCAGATGCAACATCTGCATTTACAATCGGATTTGTTGCCGAAGATATATCAAATAATGCTAACGGTTGGGTTGTAACAAATGGTGTTATTTCAGGTCTTAATTTATCTTCATACACTGCCGGACAAACTTTATATTTATCAGGAACAACTGCAGGAGAATTTACATCAACTAAACCATCAGCACCAATTCACATGGTAAGAGTTGGAATAGTTACTAAAGCAACAGCAAGTGGAGAACTAATTGTTGTTATACAAAATGGTTTTGAACTTGAAGAACTACATAATGTTTCTATAGTTGGTGTTGGTAACGGAGATTTAATACAATACGAATCATCTACAAGTTTATGGAAAAATGTTCCATTAAACACAATTAACGGTGCTTATCTAAAATTAGATTTATCTAATATCCCACTTACAGGAACAAACCTAACATTTGATGGGGCATCTAACAAAGTTATTGATGTTAATAGAAGCACAGTAACAGTTGGTAGAAGTTTAGATATAAAAGCAGGTGCAGCAATACAAAATGGAACAAACCTTGCCGGTGGAAATTTGATTTTAAGGTCAGGAGTAGCGACAGGAAGTGGAAGTTCTGACATACAGTTTTGGACTACAACTGCCGGTTCATCAGGAACTGTAGATAGATTACAAACACAAAAAATGGTTATCAAAGGTTCAGGTAGAGTAGGTATTGGAAATTTGAATCCAACATATACTTTAGATGTTACCGGTGCAGGAAGATTTACAGGTTCATTACAAGCATTAAATGTAGCAGGAACTAACACCGGAGATAACTCACAAGCATTTTATGGAAACGGTGCTGATGGAATTATTTACATGGATGGTTCTAATTACAATGTCCCTTACATGACTTTTAATGGAACTGATACTTACACATTAACAAGAGATATTTATGCCGAAGCACTTGTGTTATATCAATCAATAATTTTAGAAACAGCAGGATATAGAATTTTTTGTAGAGATATTTTTCAATGTTATGGAACAGTTAGAAATAATGGTGGAAATGCTTCCGGTGCTACAGCAGGAACAGGTGCTACAGGTGGATTCTTCAAAGCAGGTGGAGCAGGTGCTGCCGGACTTGGAACAGGTTCTGCCGGTGCTAATGGAACTGCACAAGCAACACCTACAGCAAACACATGGGTAGGTGGATTAGGTGGTAGGGGTGGTGCAGGTAGAGCAAGTGCTGCTACTTTTGAAGGTGGCATGATTACAACTACAAACTTAACTACACCTGCAAATTCAGATGGTGGAAGTCATATCACTTCAAACATTGTTAATTACTTAAATAAATTCGTAAATATTGGTGGAGCAAACCAACAAATGACTCCTTCAGTCGGTGGTGGTTCAGGTGCTAAATCAGCAACAGGAACTACTGCTACTTCCGGTGGTGGGGGTGGTGGTGGTGGAGTTGTTTTCGTTGCTGCTCCAAGTATAGATGGTGGTGGTTTAATTCAAGCAAATGGTGGTAATGGTGGCAATGCTTCAGGGACAGGTGGTTCATTTGGTGGTGGAGGTGGTGGTGGGGGTGGAATTGTAGTTTTATTATCTAAATTAAATGACACCGGAGTAGTTTATCCAACTGCACTTGGTGGGGCAGGTGGGTCGCCGGTTACAGGAACAAACGGAACTTATACAGTTGCAGTAGCAAACGGAACAGCAACATCTACAACTACAGCATTAAACATTACACCAACAACACCTTTATCTAAAGGAAATATGTATATTGTTACTGTTCATTTACAAAAAACAGGTGGAATTGGAACTTTATCTGTTAATTCAGTATATGGATACAATTTGAATTGGCAATTTGTAAATTCAGTTGATTTTAATACTACTGCATCTCCAACAAGAAGAATTGAAGTTTGGTATGCTTGGTATGATGCAACATTTACAGACCCTGATATTGCAGGTGATGAAAGCATAAGAATAGATTTATCTGAAGCACCAACTGCTTCAAGAGTAATAGTAGATGAACTTCAAAATGTGGATTTAGGGACTATTGCGAACAATACTAATACAAACGCAGTAGATTCTGCTTTAACATTGTCAGTTACTTTAGGAACTGCACCAAGTGCCGGAAACACAGTTTATTCAGTATTTGGTAAAAGTAATAACATTGCTGCAGCAGCAGGTGCAGGTAACACTATAATCAATAACCAATACACAGCAGCACCACCACTTGTTTCAGAAGTTTCAACAGCACAAACAACAAATGCTATTTCTCACGCAACTACAGCAGCAGCAATAGGTGGAATTAGTTTTGAAATAAATAAACCACCAACAGATGCTTCTAATGGTGGTGATGGATGGGATGGAAAGGTAATAAGATTGTATGGATAACGCAACTAAATGGGCAAATATTAAAAGCATGAGAAATCATTTATTATGTAATACTGATTGGTGTGTTTTACCTGATTCTCCTTTATCTGCAGAACTTTTAGATGCAGTTAAAATTTATAGACAAAAGTTAAGGGATATAACAAAAGATTTTGAAAATCCTGATGATGTCATTTTTCCTGATAATCCTTTAATAGGGGGTTAAAGTGGAAATAATTTTTTGCTTACTGCTTGAAAACGGTTCAAACTTTTTACTTGAAACCGGAGATAAACTTCAACTTGAAAATTATGTAGGTTCTGAAAGAAATGTCCGAATAGTCGGTCAAGATTCTGCATCTGATGAAAGAAACGCCAAACTTTATGGTGGTGTTATTGATACCAATGACAGACCGGCAAAAGTAACCGGTAAAGATACGGCATCAGATAATCGCCCTGCAAAATTATCCGGACAGCAATTTGATAACGATTCACGACCTGCAAACATCACCGGTAAAGATTCTGCTTCAAATACAAGAGATTCACGAATTACAGGTAAAGACCAAAATCAAAATGAAAGAGCAGGAAGAATATGGGGTAAAGCACTTGATAATGCTTCAAGACCGGCAAAAATGCTTGGTGTATATCCATTTGAAGATGATGATGTAAATGCCAAATTAACAGGTAAAGCAGTTGCTGATGACTCAAGATACGCAAAACTTACAGGGCAACAATTAGATAATAACGACAGACCGGCAAAAATATCCGGTAAAGAAACTTTATCTAACGACAGACCGGCAAAACTAACAGGACAATTAACAGATAATAATGAAGTCGGTGCAAAAATTACCGGTGGAATTTTAGAAAACAATTCAAGGGGTGCAAGACTTTCCGGACTTCTCGCAACAGATAGATATGCTAAATTAACCGGAACTAAAGACAGTGTTATCTATTTATGGACAGGTAATGCATCATCCTTACCTACAGGATACACAAGAGTTACTGAACTTGATGGTTATTTTCCAAGAGTTATTGCTAATGGCGACACAATGTTGGCAACAGGTGGTAATGCTACCCACTCTCACACATCCCCAAGTCATAACCACAATCTTGATAATCACACTCACCAATTTACATTACCTGCAGGAACAGGTGGTTCTACACCTGCCGGTGGAACAAATAATCAGCAAGGTAATCAAAGAGAACACACTCATGGAACAACAACTACCGGTGGTATTGATGCAGTTGGCGTTTCTCAAGTTTCAGTAACTTACTCAACTGAATCAAATAACCCACCGTTTTATGAAGTTATATTTATTACAAATAAAACTAACACTTATGCCGGTATTCCAAACGGTGCTATAGCGTTATCCAAATCTACTTTAGGAAGTTTAACTCTTGCTAATGGAGCAAACGGAACACCAAATTTACAACAAAGATTTATTAGGGGTGCTGCTTCCGGACAACAACCAAATACTACAGGTGGTTCTTCAACTAATTCACACACTATAAATCACAACCACAGTGTTTCCCACACTCATCTTGGAACAACAACTGCACAAGGAACATTAAGAAGGGATAACAATACTGCCGGAAATTTAACAAGATTTACACACACTCACTTCGTTATTGTAAATTCAACTGCACAAACTGCAGATACAAATTCAGGAATAGGTTCTCAAGCAGAAACAGTTGTTCCACCTTACACAGATATTTTAATAGGGCAAAATTTAACAGGTATTCCACAAAAGATTCGTGGAAGTTTAGGTTTATACATTGGAGATATAAATAATCTACCGGTCGGTTTTGCTTTATACACAAAACTTGGAACATTTATCAGGGGTTCTAATGCTACAGGTGGAACAGGGGGTTCTTCAACTCACACCCACGCAGCACAATCTCACTATCACGAACTATCTGCACACAATCACATTGTTCCACAGCAAGGTCATGTCGGAGATACAAGAGATTCTTCAGGTAACTATGCAATGGCAAATGATTCTACAGTTCATGCTCAAACAATAACAACTGATGTTGATGCAAACCTTGCTTACTCAACAACCACTGCAGATTCAGCAAACCACATACCGGTTTATAGAAATGTTGCCATCATTGAATACATTGGCGACCCTGCAAATGCAGAACAAAAAGCAAAAATCAGGGGTATTGATTCTGCAACAGCAAACAGAGCAGCAAAAATTACAGGTAAATTATCAGACCAAGCAGAAAGAAGTGCGAAATTAACAGGTAAAGCACTTGATAACAATACAAGGGGAGCAAGAGTTACCGGTGTTGATACTGCAAACAACGAACGAAATGCAAAATTAACAGGTAAATCTTTATCTGATGTTGAAAGAAACGCAAACATTTGGGGTAAAGACATTGCAAACGGTAATGCCAACGCAAAACTTACCGGAAGTGGTTACGAAGTAGCGATAAGAAGGGCAAGACTAACCGGTGTAATCTCCTACAACATCTTATATGTCTATCAGGGAACAGTATTTAACGGACTATATGCTGATGTAACAACCAATTACACTGCAGAATATCTTGCTCAAAATAATATCTACGGCACATCTTATACAGGTAACGGAAATACTTATACCTATATCTACACAGATAGAAATAGCACCTATAATACAAAATATGCAGCAGTCGGAAATACAAACACTAATTTATACACTGATAGAAATACTATCTTCGGCACTACAATTACTGCTACAGGTAGTAGTTATAATTCTAAATATACTGTCAGGGGTAGCACAAGCACTACAAAATATACTGAAAGGGGGACTTTAGAAAATACCGATTATTCAAATAGGGGAACGACCTATATTGATTATTTATAAAGAAAGAAAGTAAAATAAAACTATGGATTCATTTTTAATTAACAAATTTGCCGGTGGAATATCAGATTACGAAGATAGGGGAATATCCGGTGCATTTAAGTTTGGACAAAACATAGATGTTAGAAAAAGAAGGGATTCTTTAACTTGCAATCAAGCAGTTGTAGATGACCTTGTTCATGGAACTTTTACTTCAAGAGCAAGATTTATTGTAGGTGCTTCAGATGGAAACACTTATTTTTTTACCAACGATAAAATTTACAAAAGAACTTCCGGTGGAACTTACACTTTAGAATTTACAGATGTTGATGGTGGAATTATTGGTGCTTCCGAGTGGGTAAATAATGCCGGAGATACATTTATTTATTGGGCAACATCTACAAAACTACACAGAAAAAGAATCATTGGAACAGGATATACCAATACAGGTTGGGGTGATGCTGACGCTACAGTTAATGGACAAACTTATCCTAAAACAAACCTAACAGCATCTGATTGGCATGTTATGAAACAAGTTAATGGGGTATTACTAATTGGCAACAAAAATACTCTTGCTCAAGTAGGTTATGACGATTCATATACAAACAATGCACTACAACTTATTCCTTCTAACATTGCTAAAACATTAGTTGAATCAGGAACAAATGTAAGAGTTGGTGCTAATAGAATTGATACAGCAATGCAATCCAATATCTTTTTATGGGATGGGGTTTCACAAAATTGGAACGATAAAATGCAATTACCTTTTTCAAATATCAATGCAATGGTTGAGTCTGAAGTTGGAATTATGCAGTATGGTTCTGAAGGTGGTCTATATTTCTATTCTGATTCTTCTAAACTACCGGTTACAAGATTTCCAAGTGGTGGTCAATGCGACCCTGATGGAGTAGAAGTTTCTGATGGAATCGCATATTTTGGGGTTTATGGTAATGGAAGCAAATCCGGAATCTACTCATACGGAAGAAGATGGAAAAACGCTGACTTTATCTTAACTTGCGAATATCAATTTACTTGTGATGAAATCAATGCACTTAAAAAGATTGGTAATACTTTATATTTCACTTACAAGTTTGGTTCTAATTACGGTGTTAAAAAGATAGATTTATCAAACAAAGCAATCGGAACTTATCAATCATTAGACCTTAAAACACCTGTTACTTATCAAGCACCGGTCAATTTTGAAACTGCAGTTATAAATTTAATGCCACTTCCGGCATCAACAAACATTGAAGTTTGGAGAAGAATAGACAAGATTGAAACAGCAACACCGACAACAGGGGTTACTGCTGATGGTTGGTATAGATGTAATACCGTTGATGGTTCAACAAACTTTTCTACTACAGGTGGAACTGAAGCAGTATTTTTAATTGGAGATAAAGGAAAGATTATTGAGTTGCAAATAATACTTAATCCAACAGGAAACACCACTCCTGAAGTGTTAAATGCACAAGTAATGTTTAGCAGATAATGGCAATCTATTACCCTGAAACTATAGACTCACAAGAAATATATGGAACTTATGCTGAAGAAACCACATCTAATGCAGGTTCAGGAACTGTTAAATCATCAAGTTCTTCATCATCTTCTTCACAGCAAAACAATACACAACCAACAACTACATATCCACCTAAAGTAATACCGGTTATCTTGCCACAAGTTCCTACAGCAAACGATACAATAGGACACTCAATCAATACAAAAACTAACAAGATTCTTGGTGCTTATACATTTGGAAAAGTAGGTTCATTACAAATAGGTGAATACGCAAACGGAACAAGTGGGGATATAAGAATTACACCGGATGGAATCACAGCAAGAAATGCAAGTGGAACAAATACATTTGTAATAGACGGTCAAACCGGTGATGCTGAATTTTTTGGAACTATTAAAGCAGGTTCATTAGTTGTAGGTTATGTTGCATCTGTCGGTGGAACTTACACAACTGCTTCTGCAACTGCTGCTAAAGTAATGTTACTTCCGGATGCCAACACAGGAATAGTTGCTTATGCTCAAGATGGTGCGACAGTTGTTTTCAAAGTTTGGGTTGCAGGAACTGATGTTGGTGATGTTCAAATTGGAAATTATACAGGTGGTAATGGTGCGTTGTGGGACAACAGTGCCGGAACTTTCTTCTTGAAAGGAAACTTTACAGCAGGAAACATTACAGGAGTTAGCATTTCAGGTAATACTATATCCGGTAACACTATATCCGGTGGAACTATATCAGGAACTACAATTACAGGTTCAAGTATAAATACAGGAACTTCCGGTTCAAGAGTTATGATGGATACTAACGGAGATAATATTCAATTTTATAATTCAAGTGGAACTGAAGGTTTAAGAGTTACATTACAAGGTTCAACTCTTGGTGTTGTTAGGGCATTAAATGGTAGAAGTTTAGGTTTGCAATCAGATTCAGGCACAGTTCAATTTGCAAGAAATTCTAATGGGGACAATTTATCTCAAATAAATTTTGGTAATGCAAATTTAGGTCAAATGGGAAATATATCAACATCAGGAACTATATCCGGTGGAACTATATCCGGTTCTCATACAGGGTCTTTTTCAGGAAATTTATCAGGAAGTGTTTCAGGTGGAACAATATCAGGAACACAATTAACTATGTCAGAGTGGGGTTCGTTTGGTGGAGATGTAGATATGAACGGAAATAGCGTAAGAGAAATTGATGCGTTAAACTTTAATCCAAGAAGTTCAACTCCTTCAGATGCAGGAAGTTGGGGTCAGTGGGCACACAGTTCAGGTGGAACTTATCAAATGAGAGTAAGATTAAATGGGGCAAATTATTCACAAAATTTGTCAAATGCTTAATATGAAAACAATAGACGAATTAAAAAAAGATAAAAACCCAAAAATAATAGATGCAACAAAATTATTCAAAACAGATGGAACAGTTGATGAAGAACTTCTTGATATGTTGGTTCAAGAAAAACCAATAGTTCCTACACCAAGAGATGATGAACGATTCAAATACTTTTCTATTAAGGAAAACAGAGATAGATACGAAGTATTTCCTGATAGATTACCAACAAGAAATTTATTACCACAACCAATAGATGCTCACGAAATGATTGGCACATTTGAAACTAACCACACAATTTATCTAACTATTGCTAATGCTTATAACAAAGCAATGGAAAAAATTGAATCTTTAGAAGCAAGAATAAAAGAACTTGAAAATAAGTAAGATATGGACAATTTATAAATTCTTAATTTATACTTGAATCATGGAAAATATTTCGTCAAATAACCCAAAAATAGATGAATTTTTACAAAAATTTTCAGATTTATTAAAAGAATATAATGTAACTCCTGAAGTTCAATTAACTTTTCCGGATTACAAAAATTTACCTACTGAAGTTCAACTTGCTTTAGTAGTTATAAATAAACACAATAATCAATTTACATTAAATTTTAAGGAACAAGATGCGAACTAGAGCAGACATGGAAGCAGAATTATTGGCAAGACTTCAAGTGGCAAATAACTCCACTATGTTTCCGGCAGCAAGACTAACTCAACTTGTTAAAGATGCTTACATTTGGGCAACTACTAAATGGATTTGGACAGACCTTGTTAATGGTAAATATACATCTACCGTTGCTGCTTCTGAATATTACGACTATCCGGAAGATTTTAGGTCAAATACTATTATGAGATTAACCGTTGATAATGTTTCTTATGAAAGAAAAGCATTTGAAGATTATCTTGCTTACAAGGAAAGAAACCCTTCTGACCAATTCAAAATGTTTGCTTCATACGGAAGATATTACTTTATCCACCCAACTCCACAATCTAATGGAACTAATAACATTACAGTATGGGGTGCATTAAAAGCAGATGCTTTAACTAACTCAAACTCAATTACAATTTTTACTGATAACAAAGAAGAAGGTAATGAAGCATTAGTTAGAAAAGCATTATCAGTAGCACTTGTTAGAATTGATAAGAATTTATCAGTTGCCGAAGAACAAGCAGCAAACGATATTTTAAGTAAATTAAATTTTGATGAACTTGCAGCAACTCAACGCGACCAAAGAATCCAACATCCTAAATTCCTTGTTCCGGATTTTTATGCAGGAAGATACAAGACAAGTTATGGTAATTTTAATTTTGAGGACATTTTATAATGGCAGACGCAAAGAGTTTTAGGACAAAAGAATTATCAAAAATGAGTGTTGATGAACTAAAGAAGTTCGTCAAAGATGTTCAAGGTGCAGGTATTAAAGGTTCTAAAGAAGTTGATAAAGCAATCAACCTTCTTAAAGTTCAACAACCTGAAAGATACGGTGCTAAAACAGTAGCATCTGCAAAGACATCACTTCAAACTCAATCGTCTATTCCAACACTACAAAAATTAGGTATTGCCGTTCCTGATTGGAAACAACAACAAGCATCATTAGGTTCTGCAGTTGGTGCTGCAGGAGTTGCTTCTACAGGAACTTCAGGACTTACATCAGGTTTATCTTCAGGTATGACTTCAGGAATTTCTTCTTCTAATCCTTATCAGACACCTGAAATACAATCAGCACAAAAAGAAATTGACACTATTACTGCTGCAAAAAACAAAGCAAACGATTTAATTAACGATAACCCTTTTTATTCTGAAGCAACAAGAGTTGGAAAGATTGCTAAATTAAATGAAAAATATAATGCTGACCTAACACTTGCTCAAAACAAACTAACTACAGCACAAACCAATGCCCAAAATGCTTACAAGGTGCAGCAAGATGCACTTGCAAACAACAGAGAAATATTTAAGACTTATGTTTCTACCGGTGCTTTAGCAGGTGCTACAGAAGCAGAATTACAGACAATTTCTAAAGCAACCGGATACCCAATCGGAATTATTAGGGGTGCTATAACTCAAATTAAATTAGACCAAGCGTCAAAAAATAAACCTAAAGAATTATCTTCATCCGAAAAAATTATTGCATTAAATCAATCAACTACAGCAGCGTTTCAAGGCATGAAAACAAACCCACAAACAGGCAAACTTGAAAAAGTTTTAGGTGATGACCAATACGCTTCTCCTGAAGATTGGAAACGAGCAAGACAAGGATATATGGCAAAAGGTGGTTCATTAAAAGATTTTAATGATGAATTTTGGATATATGTTAATCCTGATATAAAAGAATTATATGGAATTTCAGGAAAGTATTTTGATTAAGTTATGACAGAGTGGGACAAACTAGTTTCAAATCAACCACAACCTACAACAACTCCAAAACCTACAGGAGTTCCTTCTAATCAACCTACACAAAATCAAGGTGAGTTTGATAAATTTTTTGAAGGAACAGGAATTGAACCAATAAAAAAAATAAGTCCAAAAATGACACCTGAACAATTTGGTGCAGCAGTAGGACAATCAGCAGCAGCAAATGTTCCACAAAAAGGTTTTCTTGAAAGTGCAGGTGATTGGTTAGGCAGTGCTTATAAAGGAGTTACATCTGCATTATTTGGCGAAGAACAAAATCAATTACAAGTAAAACAGGAAGAAATAGAACCAATCAAAAAAGAAGCAGAACGACTTAAAATAAGTATTCAAACAAATAAAAAAAATTTAGACCAAGAAAAAGTAGATTGGTATAACACTCAAATTGATAAATTTAACGATAAAGAAAAACAATTTATCAAAGATATGAGAGTTGATAATGTTGATAACCTTGAATCAAAACTTCTGAACGAAGTTTCAAAAAGAGAAACTTCATATTCTGAATTAGGTGGTGTAAGTAGGTCAAAGTTTTATCAAGAATTAGAAGCAAAAAGAAAAGATTTCAAAAATAGAAAAGAAATATTAGATATTTCAGAAAATAAAATTAAAGAAGTTACCGGAGAAAAACAAGCAAATAAAGGTTTTTTAGGTCAGATAACTAATTGGGAAAATTGGAAACAAGAACTTGCAGTATTAAATCCATTATCAGTTTTAGATGGATTAACTGAAACAGAAGAACAAAAAAAAGTTAATGACATATTACAAAGAATAGCAAAAAACGAACCGGTTACACAAGCAGAAAGAGAACTTGCAGATTCTTTTTTAGCAGATGAATTAAATCAGTTAGTAGATAGGGGTATTGGAACTCAAATTGCAAATGGTGTTGCCGTTACAACAGTATTTTTTATTGATGGTATTGCAACTTCTGCTATTGCTACACCGATTGGTGCTGCAGGTAAAAAACTAATACAAGGAACTAAACTTTATGGTAGGGCATCAAAATTTGTTAAAGGTGTAAAAATAGTAGGTGATGGTATTAACATTGCACTTAAAGTAGAAAAGAAAATCCCTGATAGATTAAAAAAAGAAGTTGTAAAAGAAACAGCACAAAATTTTGTTAAATTAAATCTTACAGGTCAGTTAGGTCTTGGTTCTTACGCAAGACTTGATAGAGCAACTGCTGATTACATGTCCCCATCTATTGATTACGAAAATTGGTTAAAATCAGAAGGTAAAGATGGCGACATCTTAAATTATGTTAAAGGTGGAGATAACGAAATAGATGCTGCAAAAAAAGCAAGATTAGTTCAATTCGTTGAATCTTCATCCGAATCAGTTGGTTTTATTGTAGATGAACCCCTTAAATTCATGCAAAAGGCATTTGTTGGTAAGTGGTTAGCAAAAAGGGGAATCAATCCAAACGACACAGATGCAGTTCAAAAAGCACTTAAAACAGTAGGTATTAACTCAATTATTGCTGAAATTGGCGAAGAAGAATTTGGAGAACCATTTACTGCTTGGATTGAAGGCAGAACTTATAACGCACCATTTTTAACTCCGGAAGGAAACGAAAGATTACTTGTTTCCGGACTATCTATTGCTGCATTTAAGGGTCTTGCAAACATACCAAGTGCTTCAAAGAGAATCTTACTTGACCCTAAAGAAAAGAAAGTTGTAGCAAATGTTAATATTCCAAGCACTCCACCTACTAAACAAGACCTACAAGCAACTGCATCAGCACCGGTAGTAACTCCTTCTAAAGCAATTACAGGTCTTGCAGAAGATGTTTCACCACAAGTAAGACAAGCATTTGCACCTACTACAACTACAACTGAAGGGTTTGTTCAAGCACCACCTATTCAACCAATGGTTACTCCGGAACAACCTGTTACAACTCCACAGGTTACCCCTACAACCACTCCGGAAACTAAACCAACAGTTACACCAACTCCTACAGAAACTCCTGCTAAAAAGACAATTAAACAGGTTAAAAAGGAAACTAAACCTGCAACTAAAGAACTACAAAGATTAAATACAGTTAAACAAGCAGCAATAGATTTAGCAAATAAACAACAGGTGGGTGAAACACAAAAACAACAGACCATCAAAGGAATTGGTATGGAGTATTCAGCAATTCAAAGGGGTCTTGAAGGCAAACCTACAAGCAAAGAATTTTCTAATGAACAAAAGAGATTGAACTCAATGTATGTTGGAAAACCGGTAACTTACGAAGGCAAACCTGCAACTGTTGTTGCTAATCCATTTGGTAATGTAAAGATTAAAACTCAAGATGGAAGAACTATCACTGTTGAAAGAGCAAAGGTTCAAGCAAAAGAAGCAACACAGCAAGAAGTTTTAGATTCTATAAAGCAAAATGCAGTTAAGAATCTTGAAGGTAAAGAGCAAATCTATCAGGAAAGAAAACAAGTTAAAGAAGAAGCACCTAAAAAGAAACTTGGTGAGAAGAAGGTTGAAAAAAAAGCAGAAGTAAAACCTACTAAAAAAATTGCTGAAAAAAAGGAAATTACCAAAAAACCTAAAACTAAAAAAGAAAAATCTGAAGAAAGAGTTAAACTAACTAAAGAAAGCATACTTAAATACTTAAAAGAAAAAGGAAGGGTTAAATACAGAGAACAAAACGCTTCGGATTTTTTCCCTGCTGACAATTACAGGTTTGACAGGATTGTTAAAAATACTAAAGCAAAGCAAACCCTTAAAGATAGATATACAGATTTAGTAGAAATTGCTTCTAATTTACCTAATGACGCACAGATAAGCAGAATCCTATTAAGGTTAGATGCTTTAATAATTTCTATAAATGATGGGATATCTGAATCACAAGCAATAACAAGAGCAGACAAAATAATCACAACTTACGGTAAATATAAATACAAAAAATTATACAAATACCTTAAAGGTAGGGATGCAAAATTTAGAACAGGTTTAACCGAATTTCCTGATAAAAATTTTGATGTTCTAAAAAGTAAGTTTTTTGAAATAAAAGATTTTATTGGCAAAGAATTTTTAACTAAAGGAAACATTGAAAATATTCTTAAAAAATCAGGTGGAAGTGGTGTAACTGAATTTGAAAAAAACATAATCCAAGATGTATTAGATATGGATTTTGCAAATGAGAAAAACATAAACATTGAAGATTTAAGAAAAGCAGTTATTACAAGGTTTTTACCATTAGATATTGTTGAGTTACGAAGTAATGATTTTGAATTTACAGATTCAGGTATAGGTGAATTAGGTTTAGATGGAGAAAATATTACACTCGCATTTAACTCAACATTTGCACACAATTTACAAGGTGATGGTTACCACATTGAAGATAGGCACATAAAATCAAGTATAGGAAAAATGGGTGGTAAGTATGGAAATGGGATTTTTGGACATGTCAGGTTAGTAATAGTTGATAACGAAGATGGAACAAAAAGTGCTTACATAGTTGAAATTCAATCCGACCCATTTCAAAAAGCAAGAAACAAAGAAACAGGTCAGTGGTATATCGGAACAAAAGCAGAATATACCGAAGCATTAAGAAATAAAGAAGAAGCAGAAGGAGAAATTGCTGCTTCCGAATCATACATAAAACAAATGAAATTGGACATTGCAGGTCTTGATGTCTTTTATGAAGGAGAAATTAAAAAAGTAAAAGATTTAATTGATAACTATATTCCAAGCAAATTAAATGAACTTACTGAAGAAGAAAGACAAGGTGAAAAAGGAAAAGAATTATATTTAACTTTAGAAAGAGCAAAAAAAGAATTACAAAGACAAGAAGAAAAAGTTCAAATTAAATATTCAGAAACAGAGATTGAAAGAGCAAACATTAGAATTGAAGAACAAAAGAAAAGAATAGAAAAATTAAATAAGGAAATTCCAAAACTTGAAAAAAAAGCAGAATCCAAAGAAGAAAAAGCATTTTTTGCATACAAAGATGATTGGTATAAACGACTTATTAAAGAAACAATAAGACATTTGGCAGTTAATTATGATGTAAAAGATATAAGTTTTGCACAACCTGCTACAGCAGCAACTGTTGAAGGTCATTACAATATTTACGATTTCCCACCTTACGAGAAAAATTTTAATAGAAATATAGAAGAAGTTGAAATTGGTGATGAACTTACTCTTGATTCAGATAGGAGAAATAACTACACAGTTGTTAAAGTTGAAAATGAAGATAGTGATGGTAATGAATTGTATAAAAAAACCTTTTATGCAGTTAAAAATGACGATTTAATGAAACTAACTTATGACGAAGCACGAAAAGAAATAGAAGATGAATTTTGGTATGAAGATTACGAACAACCTTATAAATATGAAATAGAACCCTTTTTTGATGTTCAGACAGTTGATGATGTTGCAGATATTCTTGAAACAGAAAATATTGCAAACGATTACTACGATTATCTTCAATCAGAAAACAACGCTGCAAGAGTAAGAGCAGAAATTAAAAGAAATAAAGAAGAAACTGATAATAAAATAAATAACCTAAATAAAAAAATTGATAGATATGAAAAAACTCTTAAACTACTAACTCCTGAAAATATAAAAAAGTTTAATCTACATATAGACCTAATGAAGGGTGTTCCATACCCTTATGGTTTTACTTCAATAAAAGATGAAGAAAGAAAAAATTTTGTTGAACTTATAGCAAGTAACACAAGTGATGCTACAGGTTACGAAAGAGCATCTATAGATTCTGAACTTCAAAGGATGATATTTCAGGGGCAAACTTATGCTTCTTGGAAAGAAGATGCTGAACAAAAAGTTACTATCTATGATGTAAATGACATGGTAGATAAAATGAAAAATTTTATTACTGACCGATTAGAAAGCGAAAAAGAAGAAAGAAGTGATTTAGTAAGTGATTCAAAGCGATACGAACAAAGACAAGAAGATTTAGTAAAAATGTATTCTCAAAAATTTGAGAAAGGATTTTCAAAACAAAAACTTGATAAATTGCCAATTAAATTAAAAGAAAATTTAGAAAGCAGTGCTGATAGAAGCATGTTCAGAAATGCAGGAACTTTAAGATTAGATTACAAATTAAGAGAGTTTCTAAAAGAAGTTGTTGCAAAAAACAAAGGCACAGACAAATTTGATTTAGACAAATTCAAAGAAAAATATTTAGAAAAACAAGATTTAGATATTGAATATGAGTTAATGAACAAATATGGGGACAGGAGTGTATTTTATGACCCTAATGCCAATATGTTTTACATAAACGAAGGTGATTCAAATGACATGGAAGAATTAGCACAACCTGATTACTACCCAATGATGAGAGATGGGAAAACCCCAAACATAAAAGGAATTAAAAACAGAGATGAAGAAGAAGGCACAAGATTAGCAGGAGTAACAATATTTTACGACACAAAAATTAGAAATTTCTTAAAATCTTTAAGAAAAGGAAATTTAGAAGAATCTATAGATGGAGATTTTTATTATTGGACAACCCAAGTTACTGAAGAAGATAAACAAAAATTTTATGCTTACAGGTTAAGAGATGACATGGAAAAACTTGGTTATTCCATTACTCCACAACAAGAAAAAGAAATTATTAAATTATCAAAGATGATTTTCGGTGATGCAAATGTTCAATTTGTGCAACAAATTATTGCTAATAACAAAGCACTTGGTTTTCATTACAAAGACATGATTACTATTTTAAGTGGTCAAGCAAGTCCTACCGACACCTTTTTACATGAAGCAGTTCATAGATACATAGATGTGTTTATGACAACTAACGAAAAAATAGATTTATTTATGGAAGCATCTGAAAGGTATAAATCTACTGATTTTGCATACATAGAAGAAATGGTTGCAGAAGATTTTATAAGATACGCAAACGCAAGAATTGCAAAAAGAAGGTCTTTTGTTGGTAGATTAAAAGAATTTTTTGAAAAGTTATTTAATAGAACTCAAAGTTATATTGATAATAAAGATGCAGTTGATAAGTTGTTTAACGATATTATTAGTGGTAAAGCAAAAAAAATAAAAGCAGAAAGAGAACAAGCAAAGAAAAAAACCACAAAACTTGGTCAGAAGAAAGCAGCACAAGCACCACCGGAGAAAAAGAAACTTGGTGCTAAAAAGATGCCAAAAGTAGAAGCACCTGCTGAAACAGTTGGTGGTGGTAGGGTCAAAAAATCAAGATTCATGGAAAGATTAAACGAACAACTGCTAGGAACTAATCCGGAAGCATTTGGATTTAACGAAGCAGATGGAACATATAACCAAGCAAACCTTGATAGAGAGTCAGAAAAGGCAATCAACTTTATAGAAGCAGACCCTATGAGAGCATTAAACATTGCACTTGGTAATGAATCAGCACCTGCCGGATACCTTGAAAACACTATTGAAGTAGCAGTAGCATTAAGACTTAAACAACTTGGTAATTTAGATTTATACAAGCAGGTCTTGGTTAGAAACTCCCTAAAGAACACAAGAAGGGGTCAAGAGATTGCATCTTTAAGGGGTCAATTTAACGATAACAGTGCAGAAAACTATATTAAAAGAGCATTAGATGCAAGACTTAACAGATTAGGCGATAAATTTGCCGGTGGATTAGGCGAAAGAGCAATAATGTTAGGACTTAAAAAGTCAAATAAAAAAGAAGTATTTGAAAGAATACAAAAAGAGAAAGTAGAATTAAAGAAGGTTATCAAAGATGCCAAAAAAATTAAATCGGCACAAGACATCATTGATAGTTTAAGGTGTTAATTATGGCAGCATTTTGTTTAACTAAAGACATAGCAGACAAGTTAAAAGCAGCAGCAATCAAAGGCGATATAAATATTGCTGAAATGTATGAGATGACTTCAAGTCAGAGAAGGGCATTGTTTGGTAAATATGTTGATTCCGATACAGCAAGACAAGTAAATGCCGGATTTGAATCAGCAATGATTTCAACCCAAGCAGATGCACTATCTAAATGGGCAGAGAGAACCTTCAAAGGTAAAGCAAATGAATCAAAGAGAAAAGATGTTGCAGCAAAAGTTAAATCTTTAGAGAAAACCGGAGTTCTTACCCCACAAGGTGAAGATGCTTTTTTGGATGACCTTGCAGCAACAAAGTTAGGTGCAACCGTTACTGCTGAAGAAGTAAGTAAGATTGTAGAACTTGCTAACAAAATGGAAGCATCTGCAGACCAAAGAAACGAATTAGGACTCCCAACCCTTGAATACTTTAAGGCAAAAAGAGAAATGGAAGATTACCTTGCCGGAATTGAACCATCTTCAAATCTTAAAGTTCTATCTTCTACAATCGGTAGGGGAACAATGCTTCTTAACTTCAAATCAACCCTATTAAATATTGAATCCAACACCATCCAAGCATTTCTACAAGCAGCAGAAAGAAGATTTGAAACAAGAAGAATCGGTGGAGTTAATAACCAAATTGGCAAACAATACAGAGATTATGTTCTTAAAGTTTGGAACGAAACCGGATTTGATGTTTCAAGACTACGAACTTTAGACGACGAAGGTAAAGTTTTAGGAGAAGAAAAGGTTACATCACAAGGTAAAGGTGCAATAAGAGCATTAGGTAGATTCTACGAAGATATAGTTTTTAAGAAAATGATGGGAACACCGGATGTTATCTTCTCATCCCTTGCATTTGCTGATTCGGCAAACTTAACATCAACTATGTTAGCAAGAGCAGAAGGTCTTACCGGTGAAAAGTTAGTTACAAGAGCAGGTGAAATATTTAGAGATGCTACAAGAATAGACCCACAAACCCCACAAGGTAAGAAGGTTAGAGAACAAGCAATCGCTGATGCTGAAGTTGCTACCTACACTAATAAATCAGCATATTCCGACCTTGCATTAGGTATTAGAACAGCATTAAATGCCGTTCAACCTGACCTACGATTAGGCGACCAACTATTACCGTTTGTTAAAACCCCTGCCAATGTTGTAGCAATGGGTATTGAATCATCCGGTATTTTGTTACCGTTTCAGTTGTCCATTGATACCGTTAAATTTGTTAATGACATCAGAAAAGGTGATTCTATATCTGATGCAAGACTCAATAACTTCAAAGGTTATATGAGAAAGTTCGTCAGAGCAGGTTTTGGTATGTCCCTTGCTTACATACTTGCTGAAGCATTTGAACCTGAAGATTTTATTGGAGAATATCCAACCACTACAAAGGAACAAGAATTATTAAGACTGCAAAAAGCATCCCCAAATTCAGTTAGGATTGGGGATAAGTGGATAAGTTTAGATTACTTCGGAGTTTTAGGAACTCCATTTATAGGTATGATGTATGCCAAGAAATACGGAGAAGGACAAGCAGACCAAATTATTTATAACTATTATTTAGGTTCAGGCAGACAAGTTCTTAAAATCCCTTCACTTGATGTTGTTGGTTCATTAAAAGACATAATAGAAAAACAAAGATTTGGAGAAGCAGAAACAGTTACAGAAGGACTACAAAAGGCAGCACAGGACTTTTTAACAGCAAGAACAATACCTTCAATTATTTATGATGTAGCAAAAGCAACTGACCAATACGAAAGAGAAGTAAAACCTAATGACCCTTATCAATCCTTCCAATCAAGATTGCCATTTTTAAGACAGCAGTTACCACCTAAAATCAATGTTTTAGGAGAAACAGTTGAAACTGAATCAGCACTATCCCAACTATTATTTGGTTCAAGAGTCAAATCAGTTAATACCAATCCGGTAGTTGAAGAATATACAAGACTTGCCGGAACAGGTAATTTACCTGCCATTTCAGATTACGAGAGAACCAACGAGAGATACAAACAATTAAAAGAACAAGTTGGAGAAGCAAAGTTTCAAGAAGTTAAAAGATTTTTTGGAACTAACATGAACATTAGAACTTCTAAACTAATAGCATCTGCAAGATATAAGAGATTGTCAGATGAAGATAAAGCAAAGGAAATCAACAAAATTAAACAAGACCTTCTTGAAGAAACTTTAAGAAAATTCAGATATAAAAAACCTAAAAAGTAATCCTTGACCACACTAAACTTACTGATATAATATGAGTATGAGTAATAATGAATTTAACATACCAACAGCAAAGTGCAAAAGATGCACTCATGAGTGGATGCCAAGAAGGAAGGTTGTAACTATTTGCCCAAAGTGTAAATCACCTTATTGGAATCAAGATAAAAAGTTAATAAAAAAAGAGAAGTTCGTTAGTTCGGTTCTACAAAAGTAAAAAGTATTAAATTGCATTAGAAAGGTAATCCTATGCAAAAATTGTATAAAAAACTTGCATTGGTGCAGCAAGAATTAAAAGCACCTAAATCACAGTTTAATAAGTTTGGTAACTATAACTATAGAAACCAAGAAGATATTTTAGAAGCAGTAAAACCATTACTTGCTAAAAACAATCTAACTTTAATTATTTCAGACGAAATCGCAATGTTTGGTTATAACAGCACCGGTAGATGGTATGTCAAAGCAACTGCTACTTTAATTGATTCCGAATCCGGAGAACAGATTTCAAATACAGCATTAGCAAGAGAAGAAGAAATTAAAAGGGGTATGGATGGTAGTCAAATCACCGGTGCTGCATCTTCTTATGCAAGAAAATATGCCCTTAACGGTTTATTCCTAATAGATGACACCAAAGATTCAGATTATACAAACGGTATTGACCCAACTCTCTCGTCAAAACCTACACCTGCAGTTAAACCTACAGTTGTTGCAACTCCTAAAGTAGAAGTTGAGCAACCAAAACCTGCAGTAACTACAGGAAATAATGTTCCTAACCCTGCTTTTAAGTGTAGTAAATGTAGCAAAGCAATTACAACTGCTGAAAAAGTCTATTCCAAGTTGCAATACGGTCAAGAATTATGCAGAGATTGTCAAAAAACTTCAACAAAGATAGAAAAGAAAAAAATAGAAACACCAAAGACTGAAGAAAATGAAGTTTGGGATTCAATTTTGCAAGAAGGAGAGTGGCACTAATGTTTAACGAAGAAAACTTACACTCACTATTCAGAGATACTTCAAGATGGGGTATGGCAGTAGCACAAGGAACTAACTGCGTATGGGTTATTAGAAGGCATAATTGGGATGATGATGATAATTCTGATTTCAGATTTACTATTGACCAAGATATTCACACACTTTACGAACGAGTATTCCCAAAGGTAACTGCCAAACAAGACCTTATAGAGTTTCTAAAGGTAGTTAATTTATGGGAGAACAAATAATGAATCAGAACATACAAGATGTCAGACAAAGACTTCTTAACATTGCGATTAGAGTAAATTACGACCGAGTATTAAACGAAGATTATGAACCTAATCCGGAATATCCAAACCTAACAGTTCATAAGGGGTTTATATTAGACATCTATATTCCAACAGTTCTTGTAGGGTCTTACAGAAGGTTAAATCTAAAAAAATCAGATGAAAAACCACTTAAAGAATTTCAAAGATTGCAAGTTGAAATTAGATACCTAAATGAAAACAGTAAATACATTGTTAAAACAGGTAAGTTTCACATGCATCACGATTGGAAGAACGAAATGACACAAGCAGAATTTGAAATGTGGTTATACAAAGTAGAACAACTTGTTAAGAATCACACAAACACTGACCCAAAGTATTTTTCTCAAATAGAAAGGGGTATTAAATTTTAGTATGAAAAACAACACAGTTAATATCATGATAAGAAACAAAGACGAATCAGTAGAGCAAATAAAATTAAAAGAAAAGGTAGTTCTATCTTGTTGTCTTGCATCTCTTATTGCAATGGAACACGAAATTGAATCTAAAGGTCATAGTGTTAAAGAAGAAGAAGATATAAAAGAAATGCTAACAATGAAAGAAATGCTGAAAGAAGTTTCGGCATACACTTGGCAAAGAATAGAATTACTTGATGAATTAAGTGTATTTCCACTAAATTACAACGATTTAACTAACCCTAAAGAAAATGAATCAAACTCTTAAAACTACCTTGTTATACATCCTAGAAGCAATCCTAATCGGTTTTTTAATCGTTTATGGATTGTTTCTCCTGCAGGTTATGATTGATGCCGTAGATGGCAAATCTTACGAGTGTAGCAACAGTGGGTTCTATGAAGATTCTGATTGCTAACTTGTCTATTGACATACAAACTTACTTATGATAATATACAATAAGTAATTAGTTAGGAAGGTAATCTCCTATGCAACCAAAAGCACATAATGCAGAATCTTTAAGATTCACTGCTGATGTTCTAAATGACTTGCTTGGTCATATTAACTTCATCCAAGAAACATCAATCAAAAATGAAATTGATGCTTCCCAAATTGAAGTTCAAGCAAAAGTAATTAGTTCGTTTGAAACAGTAATCAAACTTGTTAAAACACAAGCAGACTTACTTGAAACTACATTAAAGGAATCAAATGAAAACTAAAAACCCAAGAACAGATAAAACAGTATTTGAGTTCAAAGTAAATAAAGAAGAAAGCGTAATCTACGAAATTGATTACAATGCGTTAGTCAGAATAACTAACGAAGTATTTGATTGGGACTACATTGATGAAGTTATCAGAGAAATAGACAGAAACGAACCTACTGAAGATAGAACTGTTGAATACTACACATGGTTCTTTTTAGAGCAAATTAAAGATGCTAAAAACAAATTTGGTGGTTTTACATTTGATGAAACTAACCTTCAGAGAAGATTGGAAATTAAGGCACACCTTGATATGTATGCCAAAAAATTAAGTTAATTAGTTAAGGTAGGGGGTTAAGTCCCCCTGCCCACAAGGAAAACATGGATTATATGGATTATAAAAAATTTATAGAAGAAAACATAATAGAAATTGACTGCTCACATAGGGGTGGAATTGTTAAAGTTGATGTTAGTTCTTTATTCCCTAACATTGATAATGCAGTTGCAGGTGCTTCTCAAAACTATTTAGGTGGGGGGATGTTAGCAAAAGTAGAAGGTGGTAGAAACTTTAAGTTAGAAGATTTAACTCCGGAAGAACTTTCAGTTTATTTGGAGTTTTCAGAAGAAGTAAAAAGATTTTTGCATGAGCAAACAAGACATGCAGGAGATGAATACGAAGATATGGACTACGAAACCAATCAAGGTATGCCATCTAAATATAAAGGATTATAAATATGAACGAAAAAACACTATTACACATGTTAAAAATTGCCAATTTGTTATATCCAAATGCTGAAGAAAGAAACAATCACATGGTTAGGGTATTACATAGTTATTATGGGGAAGGACTTCTTATTCCTAAAGATTGGGAACAACTTGGCGTTGAAGAACAAACAAGAAGATTAAAAGAAATAGTTAATTTTTTACAAGAATCTATTGCTGATTCAGAGAAAGGAAAAGATGAAAGAAGTAATTAAAGAAGTTAATGGTGTTGAAGTTATTTTTGGTGAAAAGGTTTTGTTTATAAACGAACAAGAATACAAGTTTTATTATGCTTACTTTACAAACGATAATGAAGTTATAAAACATAAGGTTTGGAAATCAGAAGAATATTCAGAAGAAAAACTTGTTGAGTTTGTTGAACAATATAAAAATGAATCTATTAAATAAAGAACAATTTAATAACCTTCCTAAATCACAAGGTGATTACCTTCCGGAAGAAGAAACAGTAATCCATACTGCTTTATACATAGCAGAAAGTGGATGGACTTTTTACATTGCTGAATTTGATTCAGAAAAAGAAGAACTATTTGGTTTTGTTAATGGACTTGAACAAGAGTGGAGATACTACACACTTTACGAGTTAAACGAAATTATAGAAGGTGGTTGGCAAATGGTATTTGATACTTACTTCCAACCCCAAAAGTTTTCAGAACTAAAACCTACAATTAAACCTTTAATAGAACGAGATTCTGAAGGTAATATGATTGACATATAACTTACTTATGATAATATAGTTTAAGTAAGTAGTTAGTTCATGAAAGGTAATCTATGAACGAAATAAAAACAGTTAAAGTATTAAATAGAGCAGATGCTTGGAAACAAGTAATGTCATTAAGAGCAAAAGGTAAAGCAGAATCAAACGGTGTTGCTAACACCTTAACAAGAGATGACCTAAACACCATCTTGGCAACTGCTGACTTCTTCGGTGCTTCCGAATCAGAGATGGCACAGATTTGGTCTGACCTAGCATTTTGTAGATACAGAGTGTTTGATTGGTTAGCAATGGCGATTCATGGCAGATGTGCGTGTGATTCTGCAGTTAGGGTATTTGTATATTCCTTCTTAAAAGCAGACGGCGTTCCAAGTGCTTTTATAAGAGATTTACAAACTACCGATTACGATATTGATAGAAGTTGGGAATCAGTTATACTTGAATAATTGTTATTACTGTTCTTCCTTCCAAAGACCCTAGTTTGCCACTAGGGTCTTTTTTATTACCCAAAATTACCCCATTGACATTACATCTTTACTCATACTAATATAATATAAGTAGTTAGTTGAAAGGGACATAACACATGTTATACCTGCTTGACCTTACAATAAGGTTACAAAACGAAGGCAAGTTATTCTTGGCATCTATAACCGAGAAACTTCTTGCAGTTGCTATTTTTATAGGAGAAAGGAAAAAATAATGGAAATCAAAGGAAATTTCAAAATGCCAAAAAAGAAACTCTTAACTCTTGCAAGAAAAAGACAAATCAAGATTGGCATTTATGTTGTGAGTATTATATCAGCAGTTTTACTTGGTGCATACGCTATGGATTCTGCCGTTAGATGGGGTGCAACTCATGAAGTTGTATATCAAACACCGGTAGAAGTTAAAGTCCAAGCACCGGTCGTTATTAAAGACAGACCACAAGTAGTTCAGATTGATGCAGTTATCTATGAAGTTAAACCGGAGTTCTATGCCGGACTAACCGACACTGAAAAGAAAATTTGCGATACCTTCGGACTACATTGTAGAGAAGCGATTGCAGTTGCTAAAGCAGAGAGTGGTATGAGAGAAGGTGCGTTTAATATCAATACAAACGACACCATAGATGTAGGATTGTTTCAAATCAATTCAATCCATTACAGCAAACAAGGTTGTTCATTAAAAGAAGTTTCAACTGTTGAAGGCAATATTAAATGTGCCAAACAGATTTATGATGCTTCCGGATGGAACGCTTGGGTTGCTTATAACAGTGGTGCTTACTTAAAATTCTTAAAGTAAAGTGCTACAATACTGTTGCCGGAATTTTGTGATTCACCTCCTTTTTTCCGGCACTTTTAATTTACCCATTGAATACATTTATAAGTAAGGTATAATTCTATTCAATCATCTTAATCCATGATTGTTAATTTTTTAGTCCTAATCCTATAAGTCCCACAGACTCCACAGGGTTAGGACTAAAAAGTTTCATTAAAAATTTAGTAAAAAAATATTCTTGCCGAAAAAAATAAAAAGCACGATATGACTTACTATGAACGACCGGATGATTCCGTAAATGAACAGAGAATTTTAGAGAAGGCGAAGCAATTATTTCCGTTCTTATCCAAATTTAATTTTGAATACAGACCGGACGGAATCACCGGTGCAATATATGATGCAAGAAGTATTGATACTGACGACAAAATTCATATTGATATTAAAATCCTATACGACAAAAGAAATTATAAAAAAAATATAATCTCCACCGAAAAGTATGATTATATGGTCGCACGACCGGATAGAAGATTCTTCTTTCTTGCATACTACCCAAACCAAAACAAAATGAGATTAAGACAGATTCATCAGCAAACTTGTGAATATGAACCTAACTTTACTTGGCGACACAAAAGGGAATCTGAAAGACAGGGAAAAGATGTTTATAAATCAGATAGCATATATTACCTTGTAGGAAGATACGAAGATAGGTTTGTTGAAAAGTTTATAGAAAATTTATAGACTTTATTGGCATAAGTAATATAATATGGGTAATGCTTACTAAAATGCCACCTGCAAATTTCTACGAGATAGCATCATACGAAGCACCTGCAGCACCTATTGCCGTTGGGGGTCTTATGATGATGAACGAAGTAGGAACAATGCTTGAAGATGAAGATATTGTTTTTGTAATGGGTTGGTCGCATGACGAGTGTTACATGCTTGTTAATAGACCCTACCAAGTCTTAACAGATATTGTGGATAAATCACGATTAAATGTGGATGAAGCATTAAAGAGTAGAGATTTTAAGACGGACATAATCAATGAATAAAAAAATAGAAAATAAAACAAAAGAACTGATTCAGAAATACGCTGAATACAGGGGTGCTATAGATGAAAGAATCACCTACGAAAACCTTCTTGAAGTATATTTAAGTGCTGATAGAAATGCAAAACAGGTTTATAAAAGAGAAATGGTCGCTTATATCAAAGCAGTTGATGAAGGCAAACTTGAAAAAGGATTGCCGATTGTAGTCGCTGAATTGTCTAACTAATGGTGGGGTTCAAACCAAGTGCTTGGGCAGGAACTTGTCATAGCAGTTAAGATTACCTAACTGTTGTTTGACCCTACCACTAGATAGACAATGTTAAAACCAAACCAAAAGCAAATTATGAGAATTGTTATGGATTGGTGCAGATACCATACTGACCCAATCTCACAAATTGAAATTGCTATTCAGGCAAAAAGGACAATGCCCCTTCCAACACTCAAAGCAACATTGCTATCATTGATAAGAAAAAAGTATTTAAGAAAAGCAGTTAATGTAAAACCGATTGCTTATGTTAAGTTAAAGAATTTGGATTATTACGAATATGAAGAATACTACAATCAAAGATAAAATAGCATCAAGTAAAGGCAGACCTACTTCCCATGAAGTTAGATATAAAAGTGTTGGTAGAAAACCTATTATTACCCCTGAAGTTGTTGCGATTTTGGAAGAAGCATTTCTTATAGGTCATACTGACGCCGAAGCATGTTTAATTGCAAACATTGACCGTTCAACATTTTATAGATACATTGAGAAAAATCCGGAATTTGCTACAAGGAAGGAAGAATTAAAAGAGAATCAGTTCGCAATCGCAAGAAGAACGCTGATGAAGGGTGTTAAAGAGAATCCGGAATTGGCATTAAAATTCCTTGAGAGAAAGAAAAAAGCAGAGTTTGGGGTCAAGACCGAAGTTGATTTAACTACCGGTGGAAAACCTATTACAGGGTTTAATTATGTATTACCAAGTCAAGTTATAGAAGGGGAGATTGCAGATGAATCCAACACTGAAACCAACGCTGAAACAACACCAAGCATTTCAGATTCTGCAGGACAAACAAACTAACTTCCTATTATTTGGTGGTGCTGCCGGTGGGGGTAAGTCATGGATTGGTTGCGAGTGGTTACTGACTAACTGCTACCTATATCCTAATACAAGGTGGTTTATAGCAAGAAAAGAGTTAAAAAGACTCATGGCATCCACTTATCAAACATGGGTTAAGGTTACAAGGCATCACAATATTCCGGCAAATGATTGGACATTAAATTCACAGATGCACTATATTCAATTTGCTAATGGTTCAAGAATTGACTTACTTGATGTCGCTTACCAACCTTCAGACCCTGAATACGAAAGACTTGGTTCTATTGAATTTACAGGTGGGTTTGGAGAAGAAGTAGGAGAGTGGGACTTCAAAGCATTTGATACCCTTAAATCAAGGATTGGTAGGCAATTAAACACAGAGTATGGACTAACTCCACCTAAATTCTTTTTAACATGTAACCCTACAAGGAATTGGGTCTATAAAGTCTTTTACGAACCATATAAGAACGGTAACCTTCCGGCAAACTATAAGTTCATCCAATCGTTATACAAAGATAATCCACACACAGCAGATATTTATGCACAACAACTTGAAACAATCAGTGATGCTACTTTAAGAGCAAGGTTAAGAGATGGACTATGGGAATACACCACTGATGACTTGGCAATCTTTAACTATTCAGCAGTGTTAGACTTATTTACCAATCGCTTGGAAGATTCAAAAGATAAATATTTCAGTGCTGATATTGCAAGGTTTGGTTCAGACAAAATAGTCTATGGGGTATGGCGTGGCATGAACTTAATTAGATTAGAAGATAGAAACAAACAGTCTATTATGCAAACTGAAAATGATATTAGGGACATGCTTCATAAAGAGTTTATACCGTTCAAAAATGCCATTATAGACGAAGATGGAGTAGGGGGTGGGGTGTTAGACCATTTGGAAGGAATTAACGGTTTTATGGGTGGTAGGAGTCCGTTATCCAAAAGTGAAGATGTGCGAACTAATATCACCAATGCACCGGCAAATTACATTACCAAACCTAACTACAAGAACCTACGAAGTCAGTGTTACTTCCTTCTTGCTGACGCCGTTAATAACAGAAGGGTCAGTATTACAGCACCGGTCAGTGAAGAAGTTAAATATAAAATCATAGAAGAATTGATGCAAATAAAAAGAGTTGATACCGGCACTGATGCACCACTTCAAATCATACCCAAAGAAGATATAAAAGAAAACATTGGAAGGTCGCCGGATTATGCTGATACTCTCATGATGCGTATGTATTTTGTAGCAGCAATCCCTGATACTTCGCATGACTTTTATATGCCACCTGCAGAGTATTTACAGCAAAAAGGAGTAACAAATCCATTTGGTGGAATTGGATGGAACTAATATGGCACAACTAAACGCTAACATACCGTATATACAATGCTTTATCAGGAAGGAATACACCGGATACGAAGAACATCTTGAAGGATATATTTTTGGAGTTAAATCCATGCTTAATAGACCTATGCACTTTCATTTCTTATCAAGAATCGGTGCTATCTTTTGGAACATGCCAATAAGTGCATTTGCTCATAAAGAAGATTTTGACCCATTATCTGATGACGAACAAAAAAGATTATCACTTCTTCAGACTTGGGATTGCCAATCAAACAATATAGCAGTAACTACATTTGCTTTCCTACAAAACAAAAGGGTAGATGTTCATTGCAGAGATGGGGTTTGGAGAAGTGGAACTTATCTATTTACCATTGATGATTACGAAGGCGACCTAAACGAACTCAATGTAGGATATTCAAACGACCAAGATTCTAAATGCTATCAGTTTATAGTGCTTGATGACGGTAACTTCTGCATCCCACCTAATAATCTTTTGAGATGGCATAATCCGGACTTTATAGTTCCTTATGACCAAACAAATGTGCCAAGACTCAAAGTATTCAAAGAACAACTAACAAGTGAAGATATTGATAGAAGTTATGGCAATTCCCCATATTTCTTTTACCAAGCATCTTGAACTTATATTTAGATTTAGTATTATTGATTTAGTCGTGGGACTTATAAGAAGTCGGAGTGCGACAATAAAGAAATTCTGATTCGCTATACTTGGGCATCAGGGACATACACTTAACGATTAGGCAAGAGAAATACCAAGAGCAAGGACATAATGGAGAAGGTGCATTGAACCTAACAGATTCTTCTCCCACTTACTAACCATGTAGGTCTGATGTGATAGGTAATATAACTCCAAGAGAAAATGGAACACAGTTATATTTATATGAACCTAGTAATGGGGGATTATAGGGGGACTAACTCCCTTAAACACCTTAACACCACTTTACAACTTTAACCCAACCACTAACTTGAAGTAACAAATAAATTTACCAAAGATACTGCACAAATTACAACTTGATAAAAATTAAATTGATACATACAATTTCATTATGGACAAAGAATATAAACAGTTTGTTGATGCCGATATTGAATCAATCAAACAAGATAAACAATCGGCATTTAAGTTCAAAGAAAGAAGATTAGTAGATTGGGATGATAACTACCTTCTTTATAGGGACAAAGTAGTAACCAACAGACTTATTCAAAGACAATCGGTAAATGTGCCACTCATGAAGTATGCAATCAATACAATCATGAAGGACTTGAACGAAACCCCACAACTATATTTCAAGAATTTAGATAATAAAGAAGAACAAGAGATTTACTTCAATGAATTTTGGAAGGAGTGTGCTGACAGAAATAACATAGACCAACTTGCTGAAGTTGATAGAAAACAAGCATTACTTTTTGGGCGAAGTTTTAAGAAGTTAAATATTGAATACGGCAAAATCACAATGGAAGTTATAGACCCAAGAGATATGCTCGTTGATAGATTTGTTAATCCGGTAAATTTTGACGGTGCAAGATTTATCATGCAGACCGGAATCTACAGAACTTTAGAAGATATACTAAACAACGAAGAATATGATGAAAAAGGTAAAGAACAATTACGAATCCATTACGCAAATAAAGACCAAACATTAGCACAAGACACAACTTACGAATACAACACTGATAGAGATAGAAGGTTTGCAACTATGGGAGTTATGGATGCTTATACTCCAACTGTTAGTGCTATGACTATTGAACTTAATGAAGTTTATAAATATGAGTATTGCGAAGAACACAAGAAAAACTTGATATTTGTTTATGTTGTAGCAGTCGCTGATTCTTCTTATTATAAGTTATACAAGGCAAGACTTTATGAGTTACTTGGAGAAACTGAAGATGATTTTTGGCACGACCATTTCCCTTATACTTCATGGGCAACTGACATTGAAAGAACTGACTTTTGGTCAGACGGTGCAGGAGATGTTATTAGAACACCAAACAAGATTGTAAATTCATGGATGTCCCAACTTGTTGAGAACAGACAACTCCGAAACTACGGCATGACTTACTACAATGCAACCAATCCTAACTTCGTTCCACAGACTTATACACCACAACCATTTGGATTCTATCCGGTTGCCGGTAATCCTAATGAAGTTATGATGCCGGTTGAGATTCCGGACTTATCTGAATCTTTAGATGAGATTCAATATGTTGTAGGACTTGCTGAAAAGGCAACAGCAGCAACAGCAACTCAACAAGGAGTAGTTGAAAAACAAGCAGTAACTTTAGGTGAAGTTCAATTAGCGTTAGCAAATGCTCAACAAAGAGTTGAATCAATTCAGAAGTTTATTGACCAAGATTGGAAAGATTTAGGTGAGAAATTTGCCAAATTAACTAAATCAGCAGTAGATTCACTTGTTCCGGTGCTTGTTACTAAAAATGGTAAAAAGGGACTACAAATCTACACAAGAGAAATTACAACCAAAGATTTCAAAAACAAAATGGGTTACCAAGTTGAAGTCCAAATGCTTAAAGACAAGCAACAACAAGATATTGATAACATCCAAAAACTACAGGCAGCAGTTGGAATCATGCCAAATAACCAACCACTACAAGAAATTTATAAAAGACATCTATTACAATTTGCCGGACTTACTCCGGAAGAAATATCACAGGTGGAAGAATTTGAAGAACAAGGTGCAGAACCTGAACCAACACTTGGTCTTGATACATCAAACGCTATAGAAGGGGAAATCATGCAGGAAGATATGCCACAAATGATGGCATTACCACAAGGCGAAATACCATCCATGCCGGATTTAACAGGAAGATAATATGTTTGGAATAGACCCTTCAAAATTAAATTATGATGAACTCAAAACTTATGAGAATCTTGTTGCCGGATACAAGTCCAAACAGATTGAAGTTTCAGACATCAGAAAATACATCACTAAACTAAAAGATGATATTGCTGAAACACTATGCAAAACTTCGGTCAAAGACGAAGAAAAGATAATCAATCTACAAGCAAGACTTGAAAACATGATTTTAATTGAGAAATTTTTAATTCAACCTGAACAAGCATATGAAGAAATTAAGAAAAGATTAGAACATTTAAGTAATAATTTAGAGAAAGGAAATGTTTTATGATGCCACAGTATGATGTAAATAAAAAAAGATTAGAGATGCTTAAAGATTTAGGCAAAAGAGCAGCACAAAAAGCAATAGAAACAATGAAACCATCAACAAAAAAGATGGAAAAAATGAAACCACTTGAGAAAAAGATGCCAAAACAAATGATGAGAAGAAAAAGGATGATGGCATAGTCCATAAAATTTATGAGTTTAGATATTCGTATGGCAAAGTTAGAAGAAAAAGTTGAAAACATCAAGGAAAACCTTGAAGATGTAGTCAAACACAGACTACCTTCTATTGAGAAAAAGTTAGACGGACTATCTAAATTTATTTACATTGGTATTGGTCTTGCTATGGCAATTCAAATTGCGATAAGTCATTTAGTTAAGTAAGGAAATATATGAAACCACAGGAATTTTTTGAAAAATATAACAACAAAAAAATAGATTATGATGGAAGATACGGAAATCAGTGTGTTGATAGTTTTAATCAATACTTGGTAGAAGTTCTTGGGATTACAAATCCAATTCAAATGTTTCCGGTAATGAGTGCTTATCAAATTTGGGACTACGGCAAGAATAATCCACACTTCACAAGAATAGAAAATACTCCTACAGGAGTTCCACAAGAAGGCGACATTATTATTTGGGCAAATGATAAGAATTTTCCTGATGGTCATGTTGCTATATTTCAAAGTGGTGATGTTAATACATTTACTTCATTTGACCAAAACTATCCAATGGGTTCGTTATGTCATTTTCAGACACATAACTATACAAATCCAAAAGTAATTGGATGGTTAAGACCAAAGAAATTTGAAACTGAACCTACTCCAACTAAACCACCATTTATAGACCTTGTTCAGTTATGGACAAAACTTGATGGTTCAAAGACCTATGCTGCAGTATTGGGTATGTTTTTAACAATCTTGGCATATAACTTGGGATACATAACAGAAGAACAATTTAATATGTTTGATACCCTATTCTTGGCACTTATGGGATTTAGTTTAAGGGATGCAATAAAGAAAAAATGAAAACAATAAAAGAATTAAAATCAATGAAAAATAGTTTGGTTAAAAACATAGCACTTGCTAAAAGAAGGGGAACATCAAACCCTAAATCAAAATCAACAATAGCACCTAAAGAATTTGCGAAGTTAAAGACCTATGGAAAAAAGAAGAAATAAACCACAAGTTAAATTGTCTGTTGGTCGTGGTGAGAAATTACCGGTTTCTAAAGGTGCAGGACTAACAGCAAAAGGTCGTGCTAAATATAACAGAGAAACAGGTTCTAACTTAAAACCACCTGCACCAAATCCAAAGACTAAAGCAGATGCTGCACGAAAGAAATCATTTTGTGCAAGAAGCAGGTCGTGGAAGGGTGAAAGGGGACTTGCTGCAAGACGCAGATGGGATTGTTAATTTACTTTTTATAAATATCGCAGTTACAATTAAATAGAGCATAGTAAGGAGAGAAGATATGCCGGAATACACTTTTCAGATTGTGATTATTCTGATTCGTGGGTTAGATGAAATGTCTTTAGTAAGAGAATCGCATAGTTTGTATTCAACAGTAGTTATTGAAACGGTTTATCATCACGCTAAACCTTATCTTGACGAAGGATACACGCTACACAAGTTCTACTTACAAAACTTCAACTTCCTAAAAGGGGGACAGCATGAAGGTCATGGTTAGGATGGTTAAGGATGGGATTGAAATCCGGATAGTTGCCACCTACCGGAGAGATGTCTATCAGGACTATATGTTTCAAGCAGCAGAAATGGCACAACCATTTTTTGCACTTGGATACCATGTAGTTCATGCAAGTCTTTTGTGGGATGAGTAGTTGGGACACTTACCTAAAGAAGTCCGGTATTCCATACTTGAAAGGGATGGTTTCCAATGTAAATTTTGCAGTCGTGGTGGCAAGACTTCAGACTACATCTTGGAAGTCCATCACATTGTATGGAGAAGATTTGGGGGAACAGACCGACCGGACAATTTGCTTACGGTTTGCCCCTATTGCCATGACTTGATTCATTATGGGAACTATACCGGCAGACCGGTAACCTTCACAGAACTCAAGAAACGGCAGGGTGGGAAGTGAAATATCTTCTCACCCTTGACTAAACACAAATTTATTACTTATAATCTATACATGGATTCCAAA